GATCAAATTTTAGCAAACACAACAGCTAACCCAATTACAGTAACACTACCAGCTTCACCTGCAACAGGTGCTGAAGTTTTATTTGTTGATGCTAGAGGCACATTTGCCAATAACAATTTAATTATTAATAGAAATAGTCAACCAATAAATACAGGTACATCAAACCTAACATTAACAACTAATGGTCAAGCTTTTACATTAGTATATGTAGATGCAACAAGAGGCTGGGCATTTAAAACTAACACGGCATAAGGAGCACGGATCATGGCCCTTATTGAATATGACTTTCTTCCAGGAATTGATAAACAAGATACATCAGCAGGTGCAGAAAATAGATGGATAGATTCTGATAATGTTAGATTTAGATATGGTTTACCAGAAAAAGTTGGTGGTTGGTCTTCTTTAATATCTGATACAATTACAGGTGTTACTAGAAAACTTCACGCTTTTGTTGATTTAAATGGAAATAGATATGTTGCAATAGGAACAGATAAGTTTTTACTTTTATATTTTGAAGGACAGTTACATGATATTACACCTTTAAAATCTACATTAAGTTCTTCTACAATTGCAACAACTAATAACAATCCTGTTTGTACAATAACAACTTCTACATCGCACAGTTTAGAGCCTGGAGATATCGTTTTATTTGATAGTGTAACATTACCAAGTGGTACAGGTTTCAGTGCATCAGATTTTGAAGATAAACTATTTCAAGTAACATCAGTTCCAACACCTACAACTTTTACAATAACACAAAGTAGTAATGCTGGTGGAACCGTTTCAACAGGTGGAAGTATAGCTGTAAAACCTTATGAAAAAGTAGGACCAGCAGCACAGTCTTATGGCTATGGTTTTGGTATATCACAATGGAATGGATCTGTATCGGGTGCTGCTACATCAACATTAAATGGATCATTAAGTGCAAACTCTGCAGGTACAGGTGGTGTTGGTACAAATGTTACGTTAGCTGCAACAACAAACTTTAGTGCTGCAGGCAGAATATTGGTAGAAAGTGAATTAATATCTTATGCATCTATATCATCACCAAATTTACAAACTATTGTAAGAAATGTAAACGGCACAGATAATGCATCACATAATACAGGAACAGCTGTTACAGATGCAACAAACTTTTCTGATTGGGGTGAGGGTGTACTAGCATCAGAGGTAACACTTGAACCTGGTCTATGGAGTCTTGATAACTTTGGTCAAGTATTAATTGCAACTATTGCAAACGGTAAAACTTTTACGTGGAATGCAGGAGCTGCAGCACCTTTGACTACAAGAGCGTCGACGGCTACATCTGGTTTTTCTACATCATCTAATCCAACCGCATCAAGGTTAACATTAGTATCACCAACAACTAGACACTTATGTCATTTTGGAACTGAAACAACTATTGGAGATACAACAACACAAGATGATATGTTTATTAGATTTTCTGATCAAGAAGATATTAATGACTATACTGCAACTGCAATTAATAGCTCTGGTGATTTTAGATTGCAAGACGGTACAAAAATTGTGGGTGCAATTAAAGCAAAAGAAACAATTCTAGTATTTACAGATAATGCTTTATACACAATGAAGTTTGTAGGCTCACCTTTTACGTTTGGATTTGAACAGGTTGGTACTAACTGTGGACTAATTGGTAAAAATGCAGTCGTTGAAATAGATGGTTCAGCTTTCTGGTTATCATCAAATGGTTTTTTTATGTTTGATGGAACAGTTAAATCATTACCTTGTAGTGTAGAAGATTTTGTGTTTGATAATTTTGATACAACAAAAGGTCAACAAGTTGCAGCTGGTATCAATAATTTATTTACAGAAGTTGTTTGGTATTATCCATCACAAGGATCAAGTTACAATGATAAATATGTAGTATTTAATTATAGTGAACCCATGAAAAATGGTGTGTGGTACACGGGTACCGAAGCAAGAACATCTTGGATTGATGCAATTGTATATCCAAAACCTTTTGCAACTAAATATAACGCATCCAATAATGGTACTTTTCCATTAGTGGTGGGTCAAGATGGTTTAGGTCAAACTAAATTTTTTGAACATGAAGTAGGAACTGATCAAGTAAATGAGGATGGATCAACTACAACTGTTACATCATTTATAAAATCTTATGATATTGATCTAGAACAGGCAAAAAGAATTGATGGCCCTCAACAATTGCAGATAAGAACAGCTGGAGAAGTGTTTCTTGCAATGAGAAGATTTGTACCTGATTTTAAAACATTAAATGGTAATGCTAAGGTTAGTCTATCTGTCAAAAGATATCCTCAACAATCAGATACTATAACAGCTTTAAGTCCCTTTACAATTGATTCAAATACAACTAAAAAGGATACTAGAGCTAGGGGAAGGTTTATAAATGTCAAGATCGAAAATGATGACAGTAATGAAACATGGAGATTTGGCACACTTCGTTTAGATATGCAACCAGATGGAAGACGATAATGGCAAAACTTAATATTAGAATACCAGAACCCAAAACAGAATACGATGTATCTAACCAAAAACAAATTAACAGAGCTTTAACTATTATGAAAGACCAATTAAACTCTACATTTTTAAATGAAGTAAAACAAGAGACGGAAAGATTTACTTGGTTTAAATCAGGAAGATAGTATGGCAAATATATATAAAAATGCACAGTTTGATTTAACTACAACAGATGTGACTGATATATACCAAGCTCCATCTAATTCTAGAGCTATTATACAAAATATACATGCAGCAAATATTGGATCAGGTAACACTGAAATTAAAGCTTTCATATATGATAATTCAACAACAACTGCGTTTCAATTTGCAGAGCATACTGTTAATACTGGTAATTCACAGTCAATATCAGATGGATCAATCGTATTAGAAGAAAACGATAAATTACAACTACAAGCGGCTTCGGGAAATATATTTGAAGGTACTTGTGCTATATTAGAAATAAACAGGGATTAATATGTCATTTATAGAAACAGAAGCATCATATAGAATAGAAGTAATAAACGGTAAACCAGTTAAGATTATAACACCCCAAACAGAAATTACATTAACCAATACTAAAACAGGTAAAGAGTATGATTCAGATGCAGAGGCTATGCAAGATGTACAAGATTCAAATACAGAGACTGTGGCTGATGATATTAAAAGAGATGTAAAAGTAATAGTAGAAGCTTTACCACTTGGAGGAGATACAAAATTATAGTATACTAGAACGATGGCAATAACTAGAGCACAACAGATAAGACAGATGTTAAAAGATGGTGATGTAGCTGTCCAAGGTGAAGCTAAAAATTATCTTGGTAAACAAAAAACAGTTAGTGGTGTGCCAGTTAAATGGCAATCAGGACCAGATGCACCTCCAACAGAATTAGCATATATTACTAAAAAAGAAAAAGATTTATTACTTAAAAAAGATATACACGGATCATTAAAAGATGGACCTAACACAGGTCCAGAAGGCATTATGTCTTTAGACTCACAAGGTGATTTTACTCGAGATAGAAGTGGTGGAAAAAAAGCTTCAACACCTTCAACTACTTCACAAAGTAATTTTAGAGAAACTTCAAATATTACAAATACTACAGGAGGACCAAGAGCGAAAGGACCTACTTTTTCAGTTGCTACAGGAGGAGATGGTACACCATTTGTTGGTGGTGCTGGAAGTGGAGGTAGTGATGATCCTGACGATCAACCTGTAAAAGATCTATTAAAGTTTTACGATAAACCTTCAAACCTTCCTAAATATACACCTGCTTATTTAAAATTTTTAGCAGAATTAAATAAAAAACCAAATAGAAAATATTTTGTAGAAAAAGTTTTACGAGCAGGAAAAATTCCAGGATTAGATTATCAAGATATATATGATGAAGATTTTGATATAGAGAGTGCATATGAAAAGTACATGGATAATAGAATGGCAGGCAAGACTGATGCTATGGGTAATCCTGTGGCAGGTTTTTCGTATGGTGATGATGGAATGCTTACAGGAAATTTTATGGATAGGGGTGGCGGAGATACTAATTAC